AAAAAAGTTACAGCAATATTTATTAACGGACAATGGGAAAGAATAGTCTTACCTGATTAAAAATATATGGATGATGATAAAATTTTAGCAAGGGGAGGTGATGAGACAGACATCAGTAATTACTCAAAGCAGAATGGAGCTGATCTAACTGAAGGTGATGTTTGGAATGATGTAAAAAGAATGTCTAAGATTAAGAGAGCTAAGAATGAAGAAAGCAGCTTAAAAATTTTAGATGAAAAAGGTATAGGATATACAATTCTCAATCTTGAGTGTAGACACTATAGGGTGTGTAGCTTTGATTTCTGGCCATCTACTGGAAAATTTTACAATCAGAAAACAGGAGAGAAAGGGAGAGGGGTTTTTAATTTAATAAAACTGTTGTAATTCACTTGTGTTATTTTTCTCTAGTGAGATACTTGAAATAGAGATGGTGTATTTATAGGGGGAAGGTAGAGAGTTCGATTCTCTTCAGGCTGTGTTAAGTCATGGGCTGTAGCTCAATGGTAGAGCATCCCTATAAGTACATCATCAATATTTTTTAAAGGAGGAAGCTATGCAGTCAGTTGATAAAACTGTAGAACGACTGGTTGCACTCATCAAGCAAACAGTTCCTAAAGCCGAGATGGATGGACACGCTTGGTATGACGTAACCGACCAAGGACTAGAAGCAGAAGTCAAATTGCTTCGCTTGAAAGGTGCGTTAGCTGAGCATCCACTCGTTTCAACTTTGATTCGTTTTAACTAGGAAGGGGGTGATTCAATCTTGGCAGATCGGAAATAGACGGTCAGGAAGTTATTAAGCAATCCTTAATAACTTCTTTCTTTTTTAATACTCAGAATGTTATAATTATAGAGTCAAAACAACATGCGCTGCACTCAATGTCATAAACAGAGAAAGACTAAGAAAGGTCTGTGCAAAACATGTCGTCAAGGCAGTTATGAAATCACAATACAAGAAATCTAGGTTATCAGTAACCTACATAATCATCTTGGTTTTAGTATTCATCTTCTCTTTGCTCTTAACACCTAAAACAGCTTCGTCTATGATAGTTGCTGAAGCTGAAGTGAATCCTAAAAGCCAAGCTCCGCTATGAAGAGATCATGCAATGGACTTAACTGAAGTCATTGCATATATTGAAACAGGTGGAAAAATGGACTGTGAGCTAACTGGCCTTTCTGGGGAAAAGGGTTGTTTTCAGTTCTTGCCTAGTACATGGGAAGCTTACTCAAAAGAAGTCTTAGGATATATAGCAGAGCAGACACCAGAAAATGAGGTGATTATTGCTCATGGAAAAATCAAAAACTGGATTGAAAAAGGTTATACAGATAGAGAAATATTTTTAATATGGAATCAGGGAAATTCTGGTCCTTGTAAGAGTGGAGTTAATAGACATGGAGTTCCTTATGACTCATGTGCTTATGCAGAAAAAGCCCTTATTTTAACCGGGAAAGTTATGCACAGGTAAATATTTATGCACTTTACTTTTTTATAGTAAAAGAGTATAATTAAGGTATTACTAAGTTAAGCAATAAACAAAGGACAAATGACAAAAATTTCACACTTTGAAAAAAATCAGTTTCTACAAAACATAAGTAGTGTTGAACTTACTTATGTTGTTGATTCTGAAAATAAAGAAATGAAAACGGGGGGTGGAGATATGCTTCTATTAGGAAAGATTATATTTCAGAACGATATGATTGAACTTTCGTTTGATAAAATGCGTGATGATGTTCAGTTAACTTCTCAAGATTTAAGAGATTTAGCAGAAAAGCTTATTCAGTGGGCAGACATGTCAGATTATTCAAATACAGCAATATGAAAGACCTCGATAACACAACAGAACAAGTTGGTTCACTAAAGAAAAGAGAGCTTTGCTATAAGAAGCAACCTCACAATTTTGAGTTGATACTACCTGACTTTGTATCAAGAAAGAATCCTGATGCAACACCGGAACAAGTAGAAGCTTATTATCTAAGTGAACAAAGAATCAAGGACTTTCAAATGAATGAGGTAAGAGAGCTTGAAAAGTTGGGTGTATATACTCAGAACTGGAATGCAATCAGACCTGTTTCAAAATACTATAAGTGTTCTGGTTGTGGTAAGAGAGAATACGATTTAAAAATTAAGAAATAATATATATGTCAAAACTAATTTGCACATCATGTGGGTCCGTTAATAAAGTAAAGAGAGAGACAAGAGGAAGTTTTTTTATTGAGATCCTTCTCTGGTTATGTTTTATCTTTCCTGGTCTTATTTACTCAATCTGGAGACTAACTACAAGATTCAATGCTTGTAAGGTATGTAACGGAAAAGAGCTTATTCCTGATGATTCAATTCTAGGTCGTAAATTGATGAAGGAATTAGAAGGTGAAGTTATCTCAAAGTATGAAAAAGCTCAATAAAATTACATTTTGGATATTCACAGCATTAACAGTTATATTCTGGGGACAGGGAGCTTCTTCATTCTTAGAATCATTTAAGCTTGGTGAGATCGCAAATTCAATTATTTCTTTATCTTGGGGAGTCTTAACAGCTCTCTGGGTAAAGGCTCTAGTTATAACTTTAAAGCCTAGTGATGAAGATGAGTATAGTAATTCAGATTCAGGCATTACAACATTCACACCAGACTTCTATCAACCTAATGGAAGAATCAACACTGATAAGACTTTCAAACTAAGATTCGGAAAGTTCAGCGTTAAAGATGCTACATGGGACAAAGATAAGAAAGTTCATAAGTGCTGTGGAAGTAAGAAAGCAGTTAGACATCACATTAAGTGCAGATTCCTTGAAACAATAAGTTCAGATGATCTAAGCGATCTAAAATAATATGGTAAAAAGAATCAAAGCTTATGCACTGATAGAGAACGGAAAACTTTGCCACTATTACGCTTTACCTTTCATAGTGATGTCTAAGAGCCAAGCAGTAATCGAACGAGAATACTACAACAAGAATCTAGGGCATAAGATGAGTATTCAAAAATGTGTGATATTAGTAAACACTAAGCCTAAAAAATAGTTATGAGCAATATACAAAAAATTACTTCTTTAGTAAAAGAAAAAGAGAAGTTAGAAAGAATAGTTAAGATGATTGATGGAACTAAACACTGGACAAAGATAAGTGTCTCAGGTGAAGATGGAGCAGAGAATCGTTCAAGTTTTGAAATAGGTGGTCCAGGAGATAACGACAAAGCAAATCTAAACCTAGTAGAGCATTTACATGAAAACATAAGGATGCACTATAAAACAAGAATGAAAGAAGTTAATGAGCAGATTGAAAAGTTACTGAAATAGTTATGCAATTTGAAATAAGAAAGAATCAATACGGTTACATGCAATTCCTTTGTCCTTTCTGTAATGAGTGGAAAGCACTAAGAACAAAAGTCATTCACTTATCATCAAAGGCTAGAAATGAGTCATTAAGGAAGGCAATTGATGAATTAGCTTCTACTCCTCACCTAGACTTCTATTTATCTAACACAAGAGAAATTGTGGTTACTAGAAGAGAATGGAATGAAGACTTTATTGAATCACACTGTAAGGACTTACTAAGGAAAGACTAGGTTAGTTAAATAGCATAGAAAGGATAGATACTAGCATAATACACTATGCTAGTTTTTATTTGTCTGCTATCATTTAAGTATGAAGAAGAAAACAGTGATAAACAGTGAAGAGAACAGTGTTAAAGAAAAAGATAACACTGTAATCTCTGAAGCAAAGAAAAGACAGCTATCAGGATTGAAGCCTTTTAAGAAGGGGCAATCAGGGAATCCTAAGGGAAGACCTCAAGGAATAATGGATTTTAGAAAGAGAGTAGAGCTATCTATTAAGTTCTTAGCTGAGCAGTATGTTGAGAAGCACAACAAAGACCCTAAGAATAAGAACAACAAAATGAAGGTTGAAGATGTTGATATAATGGGAGACATCTTTGCTCAATACATGAATCTTGCAAGAAATGGAAATCTTAAAGCTACAGACTCACTTTTTGATAGAGTCTATGGAAAGGCAAAACAAACAGTTGAGATCGGTGGAATCGGTGGAGGTGCTATATCTCATGAAGTTGAGATGTCGCTTGCAGAAGCCGACATCGATGCTTGGATGGAAGGCTGGACAAAGCCAGTAGATAATAAAAAAGATGATAATAAACCTAACACCAGAACAGAAGGAAGTAGTCAAGAAGAGTAAAGCCCATAAGATAGCTATTTCTAAAAAGTCTTTCTTTCACTTTCTTGGATATTACATGCGTCATAGGTTGGAGCTTCCACCTGCTCTTTTTCATAAGGAGATGCTTGATGCTTTGGATTCTATAGATGAGCTTAATAAGTACATCGCTATTGAAGGCTTCAGAGGTTCAGCTAAGTCTACAATCCTTGAAGCCTTTGCTATCTGGTCGCTTATCAATGGGCTTCATAACTTCATTGTTTATATAGGGGCAACAATTGATGCTGCTCAAATGAATCTCGCTAACATCCGAGATGAGATTGAGAATAACCTAGAGCTTCAGAAAGATTTTAATATTGTTCTTGAAGATAGTAATGCTCATAACTTTAGAGAGAAGTGGAGCGAAGGACAGATCACAATAGGTAACTGCACAATGATTGCAAAATCAAGAGGGCAGAAGATTCGTGGTTCTAAGTTTAAACAAGCTCGTATTGACTTAATTATTGGAGACGATATTGAAGATGTGAAAGATGCAGATTCAGCTGAGAAGCGTAAAGCAACTAGAGTCTGGTTCTTTACTGAAGTTCTACCTGCAACAAAGCAAGGTGTCTTAGCTGATAATGTTAAAGTTGTTTTGATTGGTAACAAAGTTCATCGTGATTGTTTGCTTGAGCATCTTTCAAAGGGAGAGATTGTGAGAGTGCTTAAGTTCGCTCTTCTTGATGAAGATGGAAATATTACATGGCCTGGACTTTATCCTGATATGGATGCAGTCAACAGAGAGAAAGAAAAAGTCTTGCTTGCAGGTGAAGGATTGGGGCAAGTCATTTGGGCTAGAGAGTATCTCTTGAAGTCAGTTGATGAAGAAGACATGGTGCTTAAGCTTGATGATATTCAATACTATGATGATGAGTGGCTACAGAGACAACCTGTTGCCTCAGGTGTTGGAGTCGACCCTGCTATCTCTAAAAAACAGACTGCTGACTATACTGGAATGGTTAAAGCTATGGATGTTAAGAATGATGATGGTGAAAGAAGGCTTTTGATTATGAAGAACAATGTTGAGAAGAGAATGGGATTTGCTGAGACTGTAAAGGAAGCTGTAGACATTGAAGAGATAATGCCACAAGGCTCAAAGTGGTATGTTGAAAAACAAGCTTATCAACAGGCTTTAGTTGAGATACTAGAAAAGAATGGTCTGACTGTTGTTCCTATGGTATCTACAGCTGATAAGAAAAGCCGTATATCTTCAGCATGTTTTTATATTAAGAGTGGAAGAGTTCTATTCCCTAAGACTGGAGCTGAGAATGTTATTAACAATCTTGTAGGATTCGGAATTGAAGATCATGACGACTTAGCTGATGCCTGTGCTAATGTGATTCTTGGAATTGTTAAGAAGGGTGGGGGTGTTAACACGCTTCTTTCTGGTAATCT